GGTGGAACACCAGCAGAAGATGGGGTTCAGCAATGGCAGTATGATTACTTCGATGCCTTCGGCATCGGATCCTGCCCGTGGCGAGTCTGCTTCGCTGGTGGTGGTTGACGAGTGGGCGTTCCTGCCAAACCCGGAAGAGGCGTGGTCTTCGATAGAACCGGTGGCTGACGTGGGGGGCCGTATCATCGGCCTGTCTACGGCGAACGGGTCTGGTAACTTCTTCCACGAGTTGTGGGTGGGGTCACAGACGGGCACGAACCGGTTTGGGCCGATGTTCTTTCCGTGGTCTGCGACGGAGGACCGGGATGATGCATGGTATCAGTCGAAGAAGGAGTCTATGCTGTCGTGGCAGTTGGCTCAGGAGTATCCGACTACGCCGGAGGAGGCGTTCATCAAGTCGGGTAACCCGGTGTTCGACTTGGATGTGTTGGAGGACATGAAGCGGCACGAGGAAGAGGGCCAGCGCGGCTACCTTTGGGAGCCGCACAAGCGATTCGTGGAGTTCAGGGCTGATGCTAACAGTTTGGCGTGAACCGGTCGCCCGGCAGGCGTACTGTCTGGGGGTTGACACGGCGGAGGGGTTGGCGCACGGGGACTATTCGTGCGCTCAGGTGTTGGATGTGCGCAGCGGGGAACAGGTCGCCGTCTGGCATGGTCATATTCCGCCGGATACGTTGGCTACCGAGGTTTACCGTCTGGCGCTGTGGTACAACGACGCTTTGACGTGTGTTGAGTCGAACAACCACGGGTTGACGACTATCGTCCAGTTGCGGCAGATGGGCCATCCGAACCTGTTTCGGAAGCGGACGTTGAATACTTCGGTTACGCGGGTGTCGCAGGAGTTCGGGTGGAAGACTACGCGGACATCGAAGCCGTTGCTGATCGACGATCTGGGTATGGCGCTCCGGTCGGGGGAGTTGACGATCCACGACCGGTACACGATAGCGGAGTTGCGTACCTATGTGCGCAACGAGAGGGGTTCGATGGGCGGCTCGCCGCATGACGACAGGGTGATGGCGTTGGCGTTGGCGAACGAGATGCGCCAGTACGCCTTCATGCCTGAGTTTGCGCCGAAAGTCGACGATTACTGGACTATCGACTGGTTCGCCCGGATGATAAAAACGGAGGAAACGCCCGATTCTCACATCGGTGCGCACTCCATGCGTGGGACACTCTTATCTTAGTGAGTAGGCAACAGTGGAGGACACATGTCAGCAGCAGGTAAGTTCGTTGCGTTCACCAACGGTACTCGTACCATTGATGGCGCTTCGGGCAAAAACAACAAGATGGAGCGCGGCGGTTCTGTCGTGGCTAACCCGATTTGGGAACCGGCTGCACCGAACTCGCCCAAGCAGCGATTCGGCGACCCGAAGTATGCCCAGTTCACGGGCGGCTACGGTGAGGTTTCCGTGCGGGAGACTCCATTCAACCAGCATGGTACGACCGGCAAGGTTGAGCCGGGTAAGCCACAGCCGGACTTGAAGGGTCACAACGCTGCACCACACACCAAGCGTCCGTAACCGTGGCGGTCCTCCCCCGGGAGGCGACCTACGGCGAGTTCTGCGAGTATGTGGTGGGGCTGCGTGGGTCGCTGGCCGATGTCGAACTGGATGAACTATGGGAACGCCGTCTAAGGCTGCATGGGATCGGGTTCGCAACTGGTCGGGGTTACCGGTCCATGTTGCCACCCGAAGAGCAGCGCCTCAGTCGGGAAGAACGCGGTCGGAAGACCGAGATGGAAGCGCGCGCTCAGGGACGTAACATTGAGCGCCTACCGGACAAGGCGATGTTCTGATGGCGCGAAAGACCAAGGCTGAACGGTTTGAGGTAGCGCGGCGCAGACTGCGAGCGTCTGCCCGTTGGCGTGACGAGATGGGCTATGACAGCCTGTGGCGTCGCATGAACGACCTGTACCGTGGCAAGCATTGGCCGAGGACTACGGCGTCCACGGAAGACATGATTGCGGTGAATCTGGCGTTCAGCACGGTGAACGTCATCGCACCGTCAGTGTCGGTGAACCACCCCAAGGTGGTGGTGTCCCCGACGAAACCGGAAGATCAGGACCGCGCAGCGTTTGTTGAGGCTGTGGTCAACTTCCTGTGGCGGCATCACGATTTCAAGAAGCCGTTCCGCCGGGCGGTGAAGGATTTCCTGATCTTCGGCCACGGCTGGGTGAAGGTCGGGTGGAAGTTCTTGGAGCAGGAACGGATGCTTGGCGACGCTGAGCGGGATGACATGTTCGGGGAAGCGGTCGTTGAAACTGACTTGTTTGCTGCGGAACGTCCCGATCTGGCGTCGGCTCTGCCGACGGATTCGGAGATTGAGGCTAGTATTCCGGAGACTGCGATGACGGTGGTGGAGGATCAGCCGTTTGTGGAGCGGATCAGCCCGTTCGACATATATGTGGATCCCGAGGCGACCTGTATTGAGGATGCGAAGTGGATCGCCCAGAGGATCACACGCCGGTTGGAGGATGCCAAGTCTGACAAGCGGTACAAGCCTTCGTCTAGGAAGCGGTTGACGGCGGATTCGACGCTGTTCCCGATGTATGACAGCACGGAGCGGCAGGAGCGGGAAGAGTACCTCCGCGAAGAGGACCGGGTGGTCATCTTTGAGTTCTACGACGTGACGGAGAACAGCATGAGCGTGTTTTCCATGACGGGGGACGACTATCTGGTTGATCCGATTCCGATGCCGTACGCTTACGGGCAGCCGTTCGTGATGCTGCGCAACTATGATGTACCGGACTATTTCTACCCGATGGGCGACTTGGAGTCCATTGAGTCGTTGCAGTTGGAGTTGGATAAGACCCGTTCGCAGATGATGAACGCTCGGAAGCGTTACGCTCGCAAATACTTGTATCACGAGCGGTCGTTCGGACCGGAGGGCCGCGAAGCGTTGGAGTCCGATCAGGATGGCCGGTTGGTTCCGGTGGTGGACGAGAACAAGCCGTTGGGTGAGGTCGTGGTTCCGATGCCGCAGACCCCACTGTCGCCCGAGATTTACAACATGTCGGAGATCGTGGAGCAGGACATCAACACGGTGTCCGGCGTGTCGGAGTATGCCCGGGGTCAGATGCCGGAGATCCGCCGTACGGCCACAGAGGCGAGCATTATCGCTGATGCGGGTAATGCGCGTGCTGCGGACAAGTTGGCGATTATTGAGATTGCCATCTCCCATATTGCACGCAGGGTTCTCCAGTTGATTCAGCAGTTTATGACCGGCGAGGACATGGCTAGGGTGTCGGCCCGGTCTGGTGAGGATCTGTTCGTTCGCTACACCCGTGATGACATCACGGGTGAGTACGATTTCACCGTGGAGGGTGGGTCCACGCAGCCGATCAATGACACGATCCGCAAGCAGCAGGCCGTATCGTTGATGAATGCCATTGCGCCCCTGATCGGTGTGGTCATCGACCCCGCCGTGTTGGCACGCTATGTGCTGCAACAGGGCTTCGACGTGAAAGATCCGGACAAGTTCATCATGCAGCAGCAGCAACCGCAGCAGGCACCTGCAACCGGGGGGGCACCTCCGGGTGGCCCACCGGGTGCACCACAGGGTGGTGCAGGTGTTCCTGCACCGGGTGGTCCCCCCAGTATGGGCGCTTTTGCGCCCACGGGTGGGGTGCCTCCAGAGTTGGTGGCGCAACTCCAAGGCCAGATGGGTTTGGAGTTACCGGCACTATAGCGGGACAGCCGTCCCGTGTAGATAGGAGCAACCTAACGGACTCCGGGAGAGGAAAGTAAATGGACGAGGATGTTGTGGAATCCACCACGGTGGACACTCCGGATTCTTCGGTGGAGGTTCAACAGGAACCTGTCGACGACGGCTACATCGTAAAGGTGGATGGCGTCGAAGAGCAGGTCAGTCTGGACGAACTTCGGGACGGATACCAGCGACAGTCGGATTACACCCGTAAGACGCAGGAGTTGGCATCCGAACGTAGACGGTTGGAGCAAGCGGAAGCCATCGTGTCTTCTCTGGAGTCAGATCCAGCGGGGACGCTAACGGCTCTAGGAGATGCTTTCGGCGTGAATCAGGCAGCCCACATTCCAGCACCAGTTCAACGAGCGGAGTCTTTCGATGACGCTTGGGACCAGTCGGAAGAGAGGCAGCCGGATGTCACGGCAGAACGGATCACACACCTAGAGGCCCGGCTGGCTGCTCAGGATCGTCTACATAGACGGCAAGAAGTAGAGAGACAAGTAGGGGACCTACAGACGGAGTATGGCAACTTCGATCCCTCCGACCTGTTTCAGCATGCGTTGCGACATAAGATCGGCAACTTGGAAGCGGCGTTGACGCATATGCGTTACGGCGCTGTTGTTGATCGTGCGGCGAAGTTGGAGAAGGAGCAGGAGCGGACCGAAGCGAAGCGTGGCGCTAGCGTGGTGGATCCTTCGGGTTCCAAGCAGGCGGGGTCTACGCGGAGTGCCGCACCGGAGAAGGTGTCCTCCATCCGCGAGGCATTTGAGAAGGCCAAGCGGGAACTTGCCTCATAACAAACAGAGAGAGGTGACAGATTATGGCTGGAAACAGCAACTTTGACGAGATTCTGTCTACCACCCTCAAGAACTACGTCCCGAAACTCACTGACAACATTTTCTCGGCTAGGCCATTGTTCTATGCCTTGACGAATGGTCAGACGATTCGGCGTATTTCGGGTGGTGCGAAGATCGTCGTCCCGATTATTTACGGGACAAACAGTACGGCTGGTTCGTACAGTGGTACGGATACTATCGACATCACGGCTCAGACAGGCATTTCGGCTGCTGAGTATTCGTGGGGACAGTATGCCGCCACTGTGACGATTAGCGGTATTGAGGAAGCCAAGAATAACGGTGAGGCGGAGATCATTGATCTGCTGGAAGGCAAGATTTTCCAGACGCAGGAAACCGTTATTGAGAACATGAACACCATGTTCTGGGCTGACGGGTCAGGCAACAGCAGTAAGGACTGGAACGGTCTAGGCAACATTGTCGGCGGGACGGGCGTGACCCTTGGGGGAATCGACCCGACTGGCTCCGGCAACTCGTTCTGGAAGTCCACCGAAGTCGATCAGAGTGGTGCAATCACTGTAGCCAGCATGGCTAACATATATAACACCGTTTCGGTTGGTAACGACCAGCCGACGATTGGCATCACCACGCAGGCTTTGTACGAGAAGTACGAGGCGCTCTTGGAGAGTCAGATTCGGTACACGGATACCGATATGGCTGACGGCGGGTTCCAGAACCTGCTGTTCAAGGGATGTCCCGTGACCTTCGATGACGCATGCGCCTCTGGTCAGTTCCTGTTCCTGAACACCAAATACCTACAGTTGGTTGCTCATAGCGATGTCTGGTTCAAGCCGACACCGTTCGTGCGCCCAACCAATCAGGACGCTGTGTACTCACAGTTGCTGTGCTATGGACAGTTGACGTGTAGTAACCGTGCACGTCAGGGTTTCATGCACTCGGCTACCTGATAGACGGTTCGTCGCCACGGGAGGCATCATGGCACGGGGTTTCGCATACGCATACAAAAAGGGTCAGCGCCCCGCAGATGAACCTGCGGGAAACTATAAGACGCTCAACCCTGAGAGTCACGCCGTTGGGCGTGATCGACGTATCCACCGCGTAAACCCCACCCCCACCCATGAACCTCCCGTGGCGGCACCATCTGCGTGTGTTGCCACTACGAAGGCTGGAAACCCGTGCAAGGGTTCCCCCGCAGGGGGAACAGATCGCTGCGGGTTCCATTCGGCGGGAGAGTAGCCCGTGCAACTCAGCGCAACGCGAGACTACGTTCGGGCCGTAGTCGATATTACGTCGAACGACATCTCGGACGCGACGATGAATACGTTCATCCGCGAGGGTTACGACATCATCGTGTATTCGGAGAAGCGGTGGCCGTTCTACGAGGTCGCGGCGACGTTTGACACAGTTGCGTCACAGAAGGACTACACGCTGGCTGAGGCGGGAACAAACCTCAGTTTCGTCCATGACGGTGTGACCTTTGAGGGTGCTGTCGCTCCGACGAATGTCGGTTTGCGTGAGGTGGCGGCGATGAAAACCGGCAACCATGTGTTGGAATACATTGGCTACGACGTGGGTGACATTATCTATCCGGTGGATTCCAACTCTACGGGCAGGCCGTGGTACTGGTCGTCGTGGAACGCTGGCGTATCCGCCGCGTCCGCTGTGACCAACCAGACGATTCGCCTGTACCCGACCCCCTCGGAGGTTCAGACGATCTCTATTCGCGGTTACCGCAACCCGGTGGAGTTCGGCGGAATCACCGCCGTGTACCGCGCCGCCATTGCGGATGCGGACACGCCGGATCTGCCGGTGCCGTTCGACAACGTGCTGTCACTGTACGTCCTGTACCGGTCGTACCAGCAGCAGGAGGACGCTGCGATGGGGCAGCAGTATTATTCGCAGTTCATTCAGGAGTTGGACAACTTGCGGGCACGGTTTGAGGATTCTCCGGCCCCACAGCCGCTGTTGTTGAACAGCATCAGGGCGTCACGCTGGCTGTCGCAGTCGTACCTGCCGGGTAGGCTGCGTTACTCTTGGGAACTGTAAATGCCTTTACAGGCGGATACGAGAACGGCGCAGGCTGGGGATGCGTATCGGTATGAGGAGAAGGCCGACTTCAAGGGTGGTCTAAACCTGCGTGCCGACCAGTTCAACATAGCACACAACGAGTCTCCGGCCTCGTTGAACGTGGAGGTGGATCCGCGTGGGGGTGTGCGGCGACGTGACGGTGTGACAAAGGTCAACAGCACGGCATTGGACAACGAGATTATCAGTCTGATGTCCCACTATGAGGCGGGTACGAATCAGGTTCTGGCCGCAGCGTTGGATCCGGCTACAACCCAGTCGCAGATTTTCTACAATGCTGACGCCACGGGGAACTTTACCGGCCCCATCCAAGTGTCGGGCGTCAACCTCTACTTCGATACGGCACAACCACCACGGCATGTCA